TCCTCCGAACGGAGAAAACATAACCTCCGCTTTAGTAAACGGAATGTTTAGGCGAAGGCTTTCGCCAAGAGTGTCATCAAGTTTCGCCTTTGCAGTCGCCGGAAGTTTATGCCTGACCATTGCAGATAAGATGTCGTCCCTCGACATATTATCTACGGGTTTACCGAGAATGTTCTTCGCGTAGTCTTTGAGCGCACCCATTTCCATGTTCCGGGTAGCGTCTTCAAGACCATCTGCAATGCCGCCACGACCCCACATTTCCTGAGCTTCATCTACGTCTAAGAGCTGCTTGTAAATTGGGTCGTCTACATTCTTGGCACCAAGGCGACGAAGCTCTGGGTCTTCAAGAAACATTCTTGGAGTCACTTCTCTCCGAGCCTGCCTTGGGCCTATTTCAGCAAGGGGCCTCCCCAATTCATCTAGCTCAGTGGCACCGCCAACAGCAGCGCGGCGAGCCTCGTCTGCCTGGAGCATCTTCGCTCTTTTTAATACACCGGGGGCTTCGGCAAGCAAGCCGGACCTGTGGATGGCACGGCCAACAGGCTTTAGCGTAGAAAGACCCTTGCTTACAAGAGGAAGGGCAAAGCCGGTGGCATAAGTGAGCGGGTCTAAAAGAACCTCTGCACCGAAGCCGCCAAAGTCAGCAGCCTCCCATGCGTCGGGGTCATTGGGGTCAGTCATGCCCCACTTAGTAAGAAGCTCTCGCCCTGTGACTCTACCTTTATGCGTAGTCCAGTTCCAAGGAAGGAGCTGGTCGAATGGGTTTTCCCCCGCAAGAGTATCCCTGACCATAGAGCCAGGGACATCTAATATATTTCCAAACGATGACAGGGCACCAAGAGAAGCACCCCCTAATTCCTCCAGCCAGCTTTGATCCTGAACAGGAGTAAGTTCTTCTGGGATACCTATGTAGTCACGCAGCCACTCAGCCCTAGACTGTGTAGCGCCAGCCCTGCTCCTGGGTATTCTTATTCCCCCAGAGGACGACCCCGTACCAGAAAACGGATCGGGTAAACCCATAATTTATCCTACGGGTGAATGATGGGGCCGATGTAGTCGTCGTACCACCGACGACGTTCTTCCCGCTGGTCTGGAGTCAACGCTTCGGGTGGAACGTCAAATTTAGGCCCCCAAAACCCTTCCTCATGGTCTGATACTGGCTTCTTCGCCATTCCGAATGCCTGATACAAGCGAATCTTTAGGTCTGAAAGCTCCTGTAGAGACTCTTTATCTGTACCATGCTTGGTCTTTCTTTTCCTTACAAGAACTTTATCCAAGAAGCTCTTTATATTCCTTGGTCCTTCCGGTGGAACGGCAGGGTCAAACTTGGTAGCGGGCTTGCCAGCCGTTCCAGTTCTAATGTGCCTCTCAAACATAACCGCAAGCTCTGGATCAGACTCAAGTGCCGTTACAATCGCGCGAAGATTAACAGTATCTTCTTCTACTGTCCGGCCTTTACTTAAATATCCAAACTGCTTTTCAAGCCCTATCGCATCGGTTGAAGGCGCAACACCTTCTTTCTTGCCGGTGGCAGGGTCTATCATTTTAAGCGGTTCAGCTTTGGGCTCGCCTTCTTCTGTTACGTTGGGGGCTTCTACAAACTCATTGCCCTCTGCATCAACAGCAACACCTTCGCCTTTAATTGTATCAATCATCCGGTGAAGTGGAGTCTTGTACTTGTCGTCATGCCTTGGGTCTACGTAAGGCGCTGGCCCAGCGTGGATGTCTGATGTTAGCCTGAGATATTCTTTCTCGGACTCAGTTGCTTTTTTCTTTAGTGCAATTATGGCCTCTTTAGCGGCTAAAGCCCCTTCTTTGTCTCCTGAGTCAATCGCAGCACTCTGCTCTGCAATCAAGATATTCATATTTGTCTTAAAGGCCCCGCCGTTCCACCTCCATTCGGCCACCATCTTTTCTTCTTCTGTCAGCGGGCGAGGCTCTGTCTTCTTCGTTTCGTGCAAGGCTTCGTACTTGCGATACTCACCCCAATTAACAGTACCGTTCTTGTTATTAAATGCACCCATTTTTAAGAGGCGCATCGGGTGCGTCCTGTCCGTCTGGCCTGTCTGGAGAGAGTGAAGCTCATCCATTTCAATCTCAGTAATGTAACCGCCTTTTTTCCTGAGCTTCTTTATGCGGCTGTCAACATTGCGCTGCCTCTTTTTCTCGGCAAGGTTTTCGTAGTAAGGCAGGTTGCCACGAACCCTCTCCATGTTAGCCTTGAGCCGATTGTCCTTGTCGTACCGCTGCTTCTGGCGGTGGCTCCACTTCTTAACTTCCCGCCATGTTCGCGGGTCAACGACTACAAACTTATTGGCCCTGGGACTAAAGGTAACGATCCCATCGTGATACCGTGCCATATCGTACAGCTTCTCGCTTGCCCCTTCTGCGTCCAGGCTGGACAAGTCTGAGCCAGCAGCAAGATTTTCCTGAACAAACTCCTTGTGGATAGTAGCTCGCTTCAAGTAGAAGCCTCGCCCAGAAAGCCTTTTCTCTTTTACTTCGCCATTCTTATCTACAACGGTTCCTTCTTCCTCTGACAGTCTGGCATCTACCTCGGCATTAACGGGCTGGTCTTTCATGTCTGCCAATATGCCATTGGCCTTAGTAACAGTCGCAGCTTCATCCTTGGTGAGTCGCCTTGTTAGTTCGCCGCCTGCCCCAAGTAAAGTAAGGGTTGTAGCTATTTTCCCCCAATTATCCTTTAGCCAACCTGTTCTGGTTGCCTTGGGGCCGGTAAGCATTAAAGGATTGCGCATGTGATCCATCGGCCCTCCAGAGCGAGGAATGCCAGCTTGTTTAACGCGCATAGGAATTTCGAGTATTTTCGCAAGCTCTGCCAGCTTGGACAGTGCTGCTTGCTGTGTTGCAGGGTTTGCAGACGCAAGCTCAGCGGCAGTAGGAGTGTGCCCTCCCTTGCCTGGAACAATCCTCTTGGGAACTGCTTTGTCGCCTCTAAATCCTATAGGCGTTCTCTCGCCTTTAGGCGCTTGTGTCATTCTTGTTGGTTTGCCGCTGATTGGATGCGGCTTTACCACCACCCTCTCCGGAGTAGCCGGTGTAGTCGCAGCAGTCCCCCTGCCCACACGAATCAGGGTGTCTACCCTTTGCGAAAGCGGGGGCTTTGCTGGCGGGACTGCAGGGCGGGGGAAATCCTTTACGGAGCCTGTTACCGTATCGCCCCGCCCTCCGCCCAAAGCGTGGCGCAATCGCTGGGCCCCTAAAGTAGACTGTCTGCCAGTGATAGCCGGAAGGTTTACACCAGCACTATCACCTTTGGTAACTCCAGGGCCTCTAGGCCCCGGAGCAGGTCCCGGAACATTTGCCGTAGCACCACTGCCATGCACTGGCCTTCCCGCCTGTGCGCCTGGAATGTTTTGTGGAGTCTCAAGACCCCTCTGCTCAGCAGCGCGGGCTTTTGCAGCAGCAGCTTCTTGTTGGGCTTGTCTAGTTCTTGCTCGCCGCAAGCCCCTGGCTGTTCTAGCAGCGGTGACTTGCTGCTTTGGCATAGTCGATCCCCTTGGTGGTACATTTACGGGGCCACCCCTAACACCACCACCTTTGAGCGTTGGCCTCGCTTTAGGGCCAGGAATGGCTGCTAAAGCAACATTTACCCCGCCCTCTTTAATGTTTCTCCCAACACTGCGTTCTGGACTAAAACCGATGCCTTTAGAAATAGCATCTTGCAGAATGTGGGATGGCATCAGCCACCAAGGAGTATCAGCGAGAGAATGTTTACCGGAGTGTCGCGCTTTGGCTGCGCGCCAGTCTGCGTCCCAACCCAACCAACCAGCAAGACCTTCCTTTGGGGGACCTGCCGCAATTATTGCAGCATCAAGCCTTCTCTGTTGAGCAGCGGCATCAGCAAACTCACCCTCATAGCTTTCTGGTATTTGTGCCATGATTTACTCCTACTGTACGCCGCTGTGCTGGAACTTAAACTCTTGCTGATAAACTCTGGTTGCCATTTCCCTGGCTTCACCGCGAGAAAAGCCCATGCCAACGTATTCTTCAAACGCAGCGTTGCTCTTTTCTAAAGCAATCTGAGCTTTCTCCGCTGCAGTAGAACCCCTACCAGCAGCATCTAAAATTCTCTGTCGAGTAGCGTAGCCAGTATTTTCATAAGTACCGCCCGGCCTGTAGATACCGGCCTCCTCTTGTTTATCAAGGCGGTCAATTTCATTGGCCATTGACCTCTGGTGATTAGGGCCAACCCTTTTCATTAAAGCCTTGCGGCTTCCAGGGGTCCTTCCGTATCCGCTTCCAAACACCCCTCCACGACCATAATCAACCTCGCCCCGGAGATAACGCTCGTTCTTTTCATCTTGGGTCAATGGACGGTTCGGGTTGTTTCGGTTTATTTCGGCCTGCTTCCGAATATGGTCATGCCTCTTTTTCCTCTCGGCCTCTACCGTTGGCTTGTGTCGGCCTCGCCTATCGAACTCTCCCTTTTGTGCTATGTGCGGAGCGCGATCACCCCTCTCAGCGTGTTGTTCGTAGACCTGGGTTATTGCTTCATTTACAACTTGCGATACCGTTGCATGATCCCATTTCATCTTCCCTGGATTCTTGGGATTTTTAGGATCAAGGACGCCCATCTCTGCCATTTTAATGCGTTGGTAAAATTCGCCAGCCTTGTTTTGGAGAAGGTCGTTTATCTGTCTCCAGTAAGCCCTCGGAACACCAAGTTGTTCAAACATTTCAGGCTTAATGTAGTGCTCTCCCTTGTTCCCGTAGGCTCTCGGGTTTTTTATGTGGTGTGTCGAAGTATGCAAAAGAGGCGTGTGGACTACGTTCGGAGTGTCAGGGTCGTTGTCATGGTCAATACCCTGGGATAAGTAGTCTGGTACGTGCTCCGTTCTTTTAAGCACGTTAAGGTCGCCCTTCTCTACAAACTGTCCCTTGACAACCCGAGATTCTTCTACCATTTCCGCAATGTTTTTGTAGCCAAGTCCTTGTGCCTGCTTGGTAAAGGCATCGAACGCAGTGTCACGCTCCTGTTCGGACCACACTCCATCATTATTGGCGTCAAACTTTGACAACTCCCCCCTAAGCTGAGTGTTTTGGGTTTTGCTCCAAAGCTCGTCAAGGTAAGCATCCCTCAAAGGACCGCCTACTTCTGGTGCTCCGGTTTCAGGGTTAATGTTGACGAATGGACTGGTGAGTAATGGGGACCCAGGAACTAGATTTGGGCCAGGCGATTCATCGGGAATGCCAAACTCAGAAAGGGGAGGTGCTTCTTTACCGGGAGCAATGGGCTCTCTTGGCGCAAGGGGCTTGGGCCTTGCTTCTTCCACCGGCTGCTCGGCAACCGGATCAACAACAACTGGTCGGCCAGGGTCTTGTGTCCTGTCGTTTGCGTCGGTTTCTGCGCGTAATCTTGCTAGGTCCTCATCGGTAAGAGGGTGCGGCCCTGGCTCCGGCATCGTTTCAGCCGGTACCAAATGGCCGCTTGGGTTAGGCACTAAAGGAACGGGCGCATCAGCCGGAGGCCCCGCCTGACCAGCAGGGGGCGGTGTCCACACAATTTCACCTTCACCGTTTACAAGAACGGTTTGGCCGTTCATTACAACTGGCTTTACGCCGGTGCCTTGGCCTCCCGCCACCACAGGGCCTTCTTCCTGAATCGGAGGAAGTGGCATCATTGATCGCTCAGGGAACTTCTCCCCAAAGAAAGTATCTGGGTCAGATATATGCTGCAAGACTTCTCTGCCAGCAGCCATTGCGCGAGGCGAATCCGGGATCGCAAACTGCTCTGCCATTTTAAGGTCGTTTACATAATCAGCCAGCAGACCCCCATCTTCATTTATATCAACGGCATCGGGAGTTGGTGCTGTCGGCGCTACTGGAGTTGGAGCAGCCGCTTTAGGAGCAAGGGGCTTCCGGTAATTTTTCCCAGGAAAAAGTCTTGGCGCAATACCCCGTCGCCCCAAGCCACCGCCACGGTCATACCTTCGTTGCTGCCTTCGTTGCCTTCGCGTTGCCATTTTTTTACCTTTATACTTGAGCTATCTGTGGAGCCCTTGCCGTACCTGCAAGAGCCGATCCAATTCCCGAAGAAACTCCAGAAGCAGCAGGGCCAAGTATGCCTGCCGTCTGTTGAGCCAACTGCTGGCGAAGACCCATATCCATTTGAGATTGAAGTTGTTGTGCCTGCATATCATGCTGCAAGTTTTGACCAACCATTCCCTGCCTTGCTTGAAGTCCCTGTTGGGCTGCTTGGTTCTGCATTTGCTGATACATATTCCCCATCATTCCACCTGTGCCAAATGGACCACCAACGGCAGACTGCCCTGGGGCAGTTAGCTGATTCATCATTTCCGCTTGGCCTGGAAGATTTATGATTGGATTAAACTGCGCCTGGAACTGCTGCTGTTCTCCAAACAGTGGGGCATTTAGCCCTGGGCTATTATTAACAGCCCCCATCAACTGTCCTGTATTTACTGTCCCCGGATTCGAGGGCAGCGTGGCAGGTTGAGCACCTTGCTGCTGCTGAGCAACTTTCTGTTGGTGCAATGTCTGATTGGTGCCTGGAGCCTGCATACCCATAGTTCCCTGCATGGTGCCGGGGTTTATCTGCGGCTGCTGCTGTCCTCCATGAAATGTATTTGGGTCAGACACCTTAATTGGTGGTGCAGGAGGGTTGGTTCCGGGACCGCCAGGGCCCTGAAAGAGACCCTTTAGCTGCTGCACCATTTGTGCTTGTTGCCCTGGGTCCATTTGACCCAAAGCCTTGCCCATGTTTGCGATGCTGCCAAGACCCTGAAACTGGTCTCCACCTCCAAACAAGTCGCCAGCTTGCTGCAATAATTGCTGCCTTTGCGCAGCAGGCATTTTTTCGAAAAGTTTCTGAGCCGCAAGGAAAGCGTTATTTTTTCGCTTTTTAGCCATTCTATCTAATCCCCATTCCACCGTATTGTGGATTGTTCATCGGTGCTGCTGGCTGTTGACCCATCGCTGGTGCCATTCCCATAGGCCCTTGCATGGTGCCAGGGTTAAGCGGCTGTTGCGGCTGCTGGCCACCGAAGAACGTACCTGGGTTATTCACGCGAATAGGTGGCTGCATTCCCCCCGGCATTGAAGGCTGGCCCATCACTCCTGGTCCTCCCGGCATTGGGCCAGTTGGTATTCCCGGCTGAGGGTTTCCGGGCAGCGGCATTACTCCTGGCTGCGGCGTCAGTCCTGGCACTGAGTTTGGTGTGCCAGTATAGCCACCGGGCCCAGCAAAACCTAAATTAGCCAATAAACTCTGGATGTTAGCAGACGCATTATTCTGACTGCCCGACAAACCTTGCCCCGGCATACTGTTAAACGCATCAATTCCTGCCTGTCTCCCTCCAAGGCTACTCATATCAGTGCCAAGTATATTACCCATGCCATGCTGCAAATCCTGCAACTGGTCTGGGGTCATCTTTTGGGTAAGTTTACTTAACGCATTCATTGCCCTTGTGGGGTCTGCTTGCGCGCGGTTGCGAGTGTTGATCCTACTGCCTAGCCTAGCTCGGCGGTCTAGTCTTTTATTCCTCGTTTTTTGCGCGTGCGATGCCAAATTCCCTGTCGCACCGAGCTTTCCATCGGGATTATTGTTCCCTAAAAGCTGCTGCAACTGCTGCATTATAGCTTGATTCATTAAACCATTCCTACTTGACCGGACATACCAAGTGCACCACCCAGGGCTTGACCAAGGGCACCAGTCGTCTGCCCGAGTGCTGTTGTGATTGGACGCTGTACTGCAAACTGGTTTGCCACCTGCGGGCTAAACTGACCAAATATATTCTGACCGGCAGTATTTAGTAGCTGGCCAAACTGACCAGCCGCTTGTTGGTTAAGTGCATTAGAAGCGTTGTACGCACCTTGCAGGCCACCTAAGCCGCCACCAGTCATGGCTCCCGCCTGACCTGGATTCACTGAAAGCGGATTCTGCATAGTGTTCAAAAGATTCATTGCAGTCGGCTGGGCCCTGCCTTGAGCCGCCTGAGCAATGATGTTGTTCATCCCACCCATCTCTTGCACTAGGTTATTGAACGGGTTAGATACTTGATTTATCTTACCCATAATGCTGTCGGCCTGAGTCCCAAGGAGGCTGGCATGTTCCCCCATTGTGGTTCGGCCTTCGGCAGCTCTCTCTCTTATATCTTCCCTACGCTGCGCACCTTCTTCTCTTGCCTTAGCAGCAATACTTCCAAGAGCTTGGTTTGATCCCGGCCCCTCTGCTGTACCAAGTTCGCTTTTTATTCGGTCAGCCAGAGTCAGGCGTTCTTCTGCGCCGCGAGTTTCTTCCAGCTCTCTGGCTTCTTTGCCGCGAGTTTCCTCTAAATCCTCTGCATACCCGGCTTCTGTTCCCAAGATGCCTTCCCCAAAATTGTAGTCTCCAGATGTCCCGCCCATCTGAATGAGAGCTTCCAATGCAGATTGAGCTTGCTTTTGGTCGGCAGATTCTTGCTGGGTCTCTCTTTGCTCGACACCCTCGGCACCAATTTGCCCCCGGCCTGCCGCCTGGTGCTGACCTAAAAGGGTTATTGCGTCCATCATCTGTTTGTCGGATTGGGTCCATCTCTCCTGCTGCCCGCTTTCCTTTATCCCAGCCAGCTCTCTGTTCTTAGCAGCGGCTTCACGAATAAAGGCCGTGGCAGGCTCGGACAGGAGTTTGGCCATAGCCCCCAGGGCAGAGCTGTGGGTTTGGCCAAAATATTGGGCAAGTGCGTATGCACTCTTAGGGTCCAGGTCTTTTAGGACATTAGCGTCGAGACCCGTTAGCGTGTAATCGCCGGGGGTCCACTGCATCCCGGATATGTCGACCGATGGGCCCTTTAGATTAAATGCCATGAAAATAATCCCTTGAAGTAGAAGGAAAGGCTATTATCTCACAAATTTCAAGTTGATGGTATCTATAATATCACCCAACCATTTCCTTCTTCTTCTATTCTCAGGACATTTCCAGAAGAATAGCTGGTTCCGGTTGGGTTTCTGACGGTAATGGCAGCGCCGGGGCTATACCCCAGGGCTTCCGCCGCCGCCTTGGGGTCGCTTGCCTCGCCATAGCTCTTGTCTCTGGAGACAGCACCAGAGGCCACCGTGCCAGCCATGTCTTGAGGACCCGTTGATGTGCTTGACTCAGCCGTGTCTGCGGCTCCAGCCCCCACGGACGTAACATCGACAAAGCACTCAGATGCTCTAGCTAAATCCGTGCTAACAATCATGCCGTTATCTGATTCATGTATTTTAATGGGATGGTTGGCATACTTTCCCTTCCACACTACTTCCGCCGCCTTGGGGTTAGACGTTTGCCGAACAGTACCCACCGAGGGGTCGGCGGTAAAATCAGCCACAAACTTGGATGTGGATGTCCCCACTTCGATGGATACGTCGGCAGTTGTTGAGGTCGGCTTGGTAATCTTTATCGCTGGGCGAACTGCCCCTGTAGTGTCAGTAATCGCAGTGTGTACGTCGTTGTCTCCGCGAACCTGATATGTGCCAGTAACAAGCGATGTAGCCGCGCTGGGAAGATATGACTCAACCCCTTGGTCGGTGTACCCTGTGGAGTATGCCGAACCAGAGTTATACATTTCGTCCGTAGTTGGTGAAGTAAAATCATTAGAGAAGCTAACGGCATCCAGATAAAACTGTGCGCTGTTGGCACCTAACAGATTCCCGTCTGAATTATTCCCTATCCTTAGCGGATAACTGGCGTCACCCGCCATGTTTCCAACAATATCGATATTACCGCTGTTGGTGGTAGCTGCACCACGTACATTAACAGAAGCCACCGAATTGTAATTGTCAAATACAACATCAATGAAATACCACGCCCCAGTTGAAAGCTCCATGCTGTGTAAAAGCTGTGTTGCTACACTTGTGGTACCCGTAGCGATGTGAAGGTCTTTGGAGCCATCGACAAGGTTTTGAGAATAAAATATCCCCCAATCTCCACTAAACACTCCAGAACCATTCACAGACGCTTTGGTAATAACCCCCTGTATGTCAGAGAGCCCCGAGCCAGAGCCTAAAGACACAGGGTAAATCCAAAATGAAATCCGTATTCCGGCTCCACCGTCACTTGCAAAGTATTCGCTGTGTGGAGAACTAAAGTGGCATGAGTTTTGGAAGTTAGCACTTTTGCTTCCTACCACCCTGGTCGTTGAATAGGAACCGTTAGTAACAGCAAGGTCTAGCCCACGGCCAGACCAATCAGTTCCGTCGTCCTCGAAGTTGTAGTACGGGAATATCTGACTGGCAGGAATAGTGGTTAGCGACGACGCCGAAAAAGGTCTATTAGTGCCAAAAATGGACCCCACAGGAGTAACCGTCCAAACGGACGGGCGTTTGCCAATATCGTCACCGCCATCAGAAGGGCCCACAAAAGAAACGCCTCCAGGCTTGCCTCCAGTAGACCCAGGCTCCGATCCAGAAAACGCACCACTCTGCGAAATAGACACCTCAGTTCTGTAATCCGAACTAATCGGCGTAACGACACCGTTAATCCTTTCAGCCAGCACCGCAGTACCGGACGCAGGAGTTGAGCCGCTGGCCGCTGAAATGCTAGCAGTGGCTATTGCATACCTCATAATGACCTGGGCGGGGTTAGTCGAACGTCGTTGTCATATCCTCGTCTAGTCGCGTACTGAGAAACCTGCAAAGAAGATATGTCATATCTTGCCTGATTGCCCGGCTTTCCACCAAACACCTTATGCTCTTGCGAAGGGACGTTGTAGTAAGACCCGATATCTGAGTTGAAACCGTCTGTTAATGTTAAAGAACGGTCTGTTCCGTGTGTGTGAATTGGCGGGAAGTTGCCGGGGTCTGGCAGAGGGTCGGAGTTTTCCCTGAACTGCGATGTCGGGTCAGCTTCGTCTGAGCCGTACCCACTTAATGGATAATCTACGATAGACTCATTTACTGTAACCGTAAGCGGTGCGTTCCTATTTGAAGGAATTGTGTCACTTAATAGCAACTCAATACGGTCAGCTAGGTCATCGTATCCTGCATCACGAAGCTGCTGGTTTATGTTTTGACGAAAAGACATTACTTTATTGGCCTCCAAGGCGGTCTTCGCTCAATACCCCAACTATAGCCAGGGCCTTCATTCTTCTTCTGTGGTGGATAGAGCTGCTCCGCGCGTGCCGGGATGTCCGTTTCTTCGGGATATGGCTCTCCTGGCCCGGCAATTACTTTTAGCCACTTCCTTCCTTCCGGGGTGCCGTAGATAAGCTCCGTCAGTGTAGGGCCCCCCGGCTGATTATACCCATGAGAATAAGCCCATTGAGCCATCATATCAGCATCAAAAGTTCCACCAGGAAACTCTACCGGCGCAACTCGAACGTCTACAGGGTCTCCCTGTGCCCTCCGAATTGCGGCTGTGTTAATGATGTCTCCAATGGTAGCCGGAGTCTCTAATGCGGCTGAGCTAATCATCGCTATTTCTTCGGATTCTGTATGTCTTCGCGGATTGAACCCTCCCTTGTTCTGGTCCTTGTGCTCGTATTCATGCTGGGCTATGACCCCCCTATTCCAACCTGCACTGCTGGCCCCTCCTGGTTCTTTTTTGGGAACAACCACTGCCTCGTCGCTCGCAGAATAATAGGCGGGGCTGTTTATATCCAACACGCGCCCAAAGTTGTCAAGTGTATATTCTCTTATGTTATCCCAATCTTCTTGTGGTCGCCGTTCAAGAAAAAGTCTTTTTGCTGTTTCGTCGTTCCACTGATTCCTTTGGTCTACCAAATCTCCAAACATATTATGTAGCTTGTTTTCCTCGGCTACATTATGCAAGAATTTTGCCCTTGGCCCGTCATAGCCTGAATGCAGCTCCTTTCCCAAGGCAGTAAAACGTCCGTAGTCTCTACGCCTTGGTGTGTACCTGGTATACCCTTCGCGCGTTTCTCCGGTATCTTGCCTTACGGCGACACTTGGCCAAAGCTCTGTATTCCCTTCGTCAAAAAATAGCGGTTCATCCCACGGAGCATGTCGCCGGTCGTATCCGGTGATTATGTAGTCTTCTAGTGGTCCGTTCATGCCCGGACCACTTCCTCCAGCCAGCATCGACCAGGTGAGATGTTTCATTGGAATCTCTCCCCGCTGATCCCTCTGCTCTTGGGTTCTTCTCCGCTTCATCATTTCGTTAAACAGCCTAGATTCTTCCCACCAATCCGGCCTGTTAAATTCGTCTGCCATTACTTCACCCCACCAATTTCTATTTCATAAATAATAATTCGGTCTTCGCTTTGCTCGCCAGACAACTCGCAAGTTACCCACCGAATTGGCCTGCCTCTGAGGAACGGCAACTTGCCCGACCAGGGGAGATATTTACTGCCGGGCTCGTCACCGTCCTCATGTTGAGACAGTTTCAGGTTTGCTACCGCTTCGGTAGCTCCCTGTATAATAGACACCCCATCTCCCCCGTCCCATTCGTTTAACACGGCTGGAGTGCTAGAGTGGTTATCGTATTTTTTAATGTTCAGCGTGGCATCATTGGTCGTTGGCTGAAACGTAACTCTGAAATAGCGTTTAGTGCTTTGCTCGGACTCAACCCAAGCAAACATACCTGACTTCCAGCTATAACTTATGTTGCTGCCTCCGTCTTTCAGCCCTTCATTGCAAACGTAGAACTCGTCATTGGTCACACCCATCAACAGCCTTCGCTGATTACCGTATGTCAGCTTAACGCTGTCCCCAATGTCCCATGAGTACGTCCATTTCGTCCATGTTTTGCTTCTTATGTCATACACCAAAGACCTTCGCGGCCTGTCCCCTGAATCACCAACTCCCGTAACAAAGAAATAGACCAGTTCTTCTAGCGGGTCTACGCGAACGCTCCAGGTGCTTTTTTTGCTAAAGTCCAATAACTGGTCGCTCCACTGATCCGCGACATGTAGGCCAATAGGCTCCACGCCATTACCCTGAAACGCATACGGGCCTTCTTCGTCCATGATGTATAGAATGTTTTCATGCTGGTCGGCACAGTTATGGTTAATTGCACCACGCATAGCAGCCAGTTGCGGCTGAGCGTCAAGCAGGGGATTCTTTGCCCATGTAATCCGGTAGATGCTGTGTTCTTTTAAGGCGTAATACTGAGCCCCCATAACAATAGCACCAACCAGCTCGTCTTCGTCACGCACGTTTTCTTGAATTGCAATCTGAGTAATTACAGACTCAGGCAAATCTTGCTCAGAAATGTATATTGTGTTGCGTTCTTCTGGAGGGTTAATAATTGTGTATGCGGTGCCAGATGCTATTGTCGGAAGCGGTTTGTTTACAGTAATCGTTGTGGCGTTTGTTACGGTGACAATCTTGTACGTAGTCGCGTCAACTGCCGGATTGGGGCATATCAGCCGCCCCTCCAGGTCTGATGACCACCCTGTATTCGTTCCATTTATAGTGAGGGTGTTAGCAGTCGCAGCTATGGTTCCAGTAGAATAAGTGGGATCAACAAGGTATGTCATGCGGTCCTGAAACGCACAGCACACCGACTTAAAAAACGGGGGTATAGCGTGCCTATTAGCAGCGGGGCGACCGTCTGTTTGAAGTAGCTTCTGTCGGTAATCGCCACGGAACAAAACCATTTGACCGTCCGTTACCTCGTCCTCCGTGTACCCCTCAAGAGTCCAAGTCATGGCAACCGTCTGGCTGCTTCCTATTCCCTCAGTCATTGTGACCGTAGTAGAAGTAACTGAGTCAACCACCCAAGACCTATTGTGGTTGGTGCTTCCCAGGACAGCAACCTTCATCCCCGCGACTATTCCATGACCCAGGGGGGCAGTAAATACCGCCGTACCGCTGTCCGTAACGACGCTAAATGTTCCCTTCTGCGGAAGTGTTGCCACAACATACGCAGTAGTAGCTTGATTAAACGTAGTGCGAAGCAGTTGAACGTGCGTTACCCGACCAGTGTTGTCTGATGAATCAAAAGCCTGCGATGATGCCGAAAGGTTGCGCCACTCAAACTTATCATCAGCGTCAGCGGTAGTAACCCAAAACGGAGAAAGGTTGCTGTAAAACCGTGCCCCCTCACGCTCATCGAGGTACCTATAAAAGCAAGTATAATCGCCGCCTGTCGCACCGCGAACATTTGTACCGCCAGTAAAGTGGGTAGAAGTTAAATGCGCGTCATCAGAATTTTCGGTAACTAAAAGATTTCCTTCTGGACCGGCGACAGACTGATAAAGAGTTAAAACATTATCTGTTCTCGAAACAAGTATCTTGCCGTTGTGCCCGCTTGCATGTTCAATGGCGTTTTCTAAACGCTGTGCTATATCAGAGGTTGAAGAAAGACCGCCTATTCTTATCAAGGGCGGTGCTTCTGTGCCGCTGCTGTCGTCCCATGTGTAAGTAACAGCAGTTGTGGTTCCATCTGCGTTGTTTGCCGTAAGAGCTATTGTCTCTCCGTCGAGGTCCGTAAGAGTGTTTGTTACAACGGTGATTGTTGCAAACGCTGCGCGTCCTGTAGAAACACCATTTGCAAACCCTGTCGCAGCAATAGCTGAACTTCCGGCATCATCCTTAACCGTTATGGCATTATTTCCAGAGGTGCCGCCTTGAAGCTGAGTAAGTGTTAAAACGCCTCCAGCGCGAGAAACTAATATAGAGCCGTCGTGCCCATTGGGTCCTCGAATTGTTGACATTAAATAAGAAGCCACATTGTTTCTAACAGTTGACCCCAAGCCATGAATGTCAACGTAAACCTCGCCACCAGGATAATTAGCATCTGACTCCGCATATGTTGACTTGAATGTTCCTGTCCATTTAGCTCCCGTTGCAGTGTGTGTCCTGAAAATATACTTAACCGTTTTTCCAAACCCGTCCTTAATTGTTATAGAGCTGTGTCCGTTTGGGGCAGAGCCCAAAAGTGCTTCTGGGTCTATGTCGTTTGCTGGTGCATAATCAGTCAGCGTGTCAGAAGAAAGCGTGATGGTAGCCGTTGCTGGCTTCTCCACCTTGGGAGTAAGCATAGTTGGCGGTGTAGACGGTGGATCAATACCTAGTTCATTAGCCGCAGCGGAACGACCGTCCCAGAATATACCGCGATTGATCCCGTTTACGCCTACAAGGTAGCCGTGCCGAGTCTTCGCAAATACCATTGGGTTGGTTGTATCCAGCCCTGTTTTGATAGTGGGTGCTGCCACTAGAGCCTCCCTGCCCTTACGTTTCCATTTGAGTCTTGATGCACAATATAGGACGTTCCTGCCCGCTTGTACGGAAATGCAGATATTATTGTACCAGCAACATCGGCACCGTCATTTGCAAATGAAAACAAAGTGTGCCCTTTCCTGCATGACAGCTTTCCAGGCTCATGGAATACCATGTTATTTACATCAATAGCTAGCTCAGGTGCATCGTGCGGATCACGATTGCTGGCATAGCCTATAAACTGACCAATCGGCTTTACGTTTGCTGGTTTATCTGACATCTTATTTCACTTTTTCGTATGTAGTTATCCAATTTCCGACCTTTATCATCTTGCTGTTACGAAGCCATTCTTCTGTCCACCCTTCTGTTTCAGACAAACGGCTCCAGAAGGCAGGGTTATCAAACAACTCTTGAGTAATTTGGTGGGTGCCTGTAATTACAAAATCTGTGGGGTCTACCTCCCCGCGAGGTGTGCCCCTAAACCTAATTATTTCTCCAACTTCACCCAAAGGAAAACTTCTGGTCGTGGAAGTTCTTATGCCTCGCTTTGCAAGGTCAAGGGTATTGGTATACCTGCCCGTCACGTTTTTGTCGGAATACATTTTGTACGACATTGTGTGGACTTTGAATTTTTCCTTTGGCTTTTTGGTATGCTCGCCCAGCTTTCGTCTTGGTGCTGGCTTTTTGGGAAGGCCCATTAACTCACGGAAAGGGTCTCTCCCTATGGGGTGCATGGCCCCAGCCCCTTCTTCATATTCCCTGTAACTAGCCATAGGCACGCCAGCCTGTGCAGCGTTAATAGCGGTTCGCATTATATTTTCTCTTTTGCGAGCACCCGCTCGGGCATTATCCGCTTTTTGCTTGCCCATTGCCGTCAGTGTTCCTTCGTCTAAATCTTCTGGGCCTGTGAACTCCCTGTTTCCGGCTATGTTGAGGGTCTGTATTCCAGGGTGCCTTGCCATGAAGCCACTAACCTTCTTTTTTATGCTTTCCACGCTGTCATATTCGCCAATTTCAAGCAGTGGCTTGCGCTCTTTTCTTGCAAGGCTTCTGGTAAGGCGAGCACCGGGCGAATTTTTTCTGTTTTTCCTTGTAAACAAGAATGTTGCGTCTGAATTAACTATATTCATTGCCGTTCTTGGGCCGTACTTCTTGTCTTTCCCGCCAACATACGTGTCCACTTCTTCCTGGGAGACTTCTCTAAGCCCTACTTCTTGAAGCCACGGAGCCGCCCCTGAACTTGTCGCAAACCCTGATGGAGCAACACCGCCAGTTTTGAGGCCAAGCTGTTGTCCAATCCTTATTCCCATCTGGTCTGCACCATCCTGACCGCCAGATATTATCTTCGTTACGCCCGGTGGCACTCCCGCACCGGGGGGAGTAAGCGTAGGAGGTGGCTGGGGTTTGGTGGAAATGTTCCCTAAAGGATCGGCATAGAAATCCGCAACAGGATTAGGCCCTGGCAAACCCGCTCCCAAAGCCATAGTGGTCCCTAGTTGATGGGCGGCTATGTTTGGAGCCTGGGCAGGTGCTCCGGCACCACCTTCAAAGTAACTCTGCCCAGGATTCTCTGGTAAATCTGGGTGTATCTGGCGAAGGGTTATAGAGAAACTTTCACCGGCTGAAACACCATCTGCGAATATTGCGTGAGTTACTTTGTTTGCCACTTCTGCGGCCATTATGTGAACGTCACCAACGCCAAGGGGAACATCAAACGGAGTAGAAACTTTCGACTTTGGCTGCGGCTTTGCGTTCTTTTTTTCCGTTGCTCCTTTTCCGTCTTTTCCCGTATACGCATACCCAAAGCTCATTACCGCAGGAGCGCCAAGGCGAATTGTCGTTATTGGCCTATCAAAAGAAGGAACGTGGTCTACATGCGGTGGTATTGAACCGCTGTCTTTGGGGTACACGTTTATTAAAGCGGAGTTTGGCCTCTGGTCTTCGCTGATTGCACCAGTTGCAATAAGCCTGTCTATCACCTGATTAAGCCAAGTAGGCATTGGCTCTACCGCAACTTTTGTTGGGTCCTGTACGCCCTTGGGGAAAGTTCCCCCGGTAACGCTTTTTAAGTTCCCGTAAGAATAGAAATACCCAAAGTTTATCTGAGTCCTCTGGTTCTTTCTTGCCTTGCTTCCGGTTTGAATAACGGTGTTTGTTGCCGCAAACTTGTCTTTGTTTGCAATTAGCCAGCGAATCTCTTTTTCCATTCCGGCAATTTCTTGTTGCGAAAAAACGCCTTCGTGTTTTGAAAGGCCACCGACAGGGGGCGCGGATTGAGTTCCGTCAGGCAGGGTAACGGCAACCTCTTGGTCCCTGGAGTGCTTGACCCTTTGGGGGTTAAACCTCTGAGGGTCTATTTTTATCTTTTCCCTTCGTTCTTCTATGTATTTTGGGGCAAACGCTCCAGCCGCTTGACCTTCCCCTCTAAAGGGAGTCGCCCTTCCGGCCATGTGTTCATATTCTGCACTGTGCGGGTCTATGAGGTCTGCGGTGTCGGCACCGTCATGTAAAGCATCTACCAGTTCTTCGGGCGGGCTTTCTGGCTTGATTCCATATCTCGCTAAAATAGGAAGAACAACAGTGCTTAAAATTTTCTTTTTTTCATCAAGCTCGCGTTCAGAGCCCCGCTGTCTTATTAGCCGCTTCCTTTCCTCAATTTGTCCAGCAATATTCCTCTTGGCTGTTTCGCTAACAATAGAGCCAGGGTCTTGCAGCATCGCCAAACTGAGCTTTTCCTCCAGCTCGTTAATCTCCCGAACATTTTGTCTGTTAGCTTGTTCAGGGGATACTTCTTGAACCGAAGCCCCTCCATACAGGTCTTCTTCTCTGCGCTTGTATTCACGTTCACCGGGCGCAGTTAAAGGAGCCCCGACCCTTCCCTGGTGAACACCAACAGCCCGACTAAAAGAAATCATTGCCTGGGCAAAATCGTCTTTTATGCTGTCGTCAAGGGCCGCAAATGGGGTGTTTTCTAAATGAAGAAGGACCGCCTTTCGCTTGTCTAAAAGGGCGGCAAGTGCCCTGGGCACATCTGCGGGCACTTTTGTTCTTTTATCTTTATCGGGGAGTTCCCAGACTTTAGTTTCTTTGTTTAATATTCTCTGGGTGACATTTGTTGTCTTTATCGCCATTACAATTTGCTCAAGTTCTTCTGTAGAGAACTGAGAGAGAGCGTGCATCTGAGACTCTACGCTATTTGCGTTTTCTACGACTCGTTGCATTTTCTCAACCACAGGTATGGGATACCTGTCGCCAGCAGAAGCATATTCACCTGGGGTTTGAAGCATTCCCCAATGCTGCAAAGAGCCACCTTGTTTGTATTGCCACCGTGCTCTTTTTTCTGCAATTCTTTGAATTGTTTCTGGGTCGTCCAATACTGGACTAAGCTCTAGTTTCCATTGCCCCTTGTCTCTTTTAATGTCAACAACTTCAAAGGTTAAAGACCCCCCTCCAGCGACTTTGACTTGTATTGTGTCCCCAGGGTTCGTTTCTTTGGCCTCAAGTTCCCCAACCCCTTCTTCTTCTTCTTCGGTCAAGCCTCTCCCGCTTTCAAACTCATCTTCTGGGTCAACATAAAACTCTGGGTTGTCGTCTTTTATTTCCTCTTTCCGCTGCATTCTGCTCACAAGGGCCCTGCCCCCCACGGCTCCGGCACCTACCATCCATCGCCCTTGCGGGCCAGAAGTCCATTTTCTGCTTTCAATGTTTAGGCGTTTTGTTGCATTGTTTAATGCGCGAGCTATGTCTTCACTAGAGTATTCCGCCCAATCATCAAGAGGCTTTTCTATCTGTAACCGAAATTCTTCTTCATTTCGGTAGTTTCCTGTTATTGCTTCTCTTGCGGCATCTGTTTCCGCAAGCGCGTCTTTTCGCGCAAGCCGCCTTTCGTGAAGACCGGGCCCTTCTTCGCCCCCAAAGCCTGCGGCTTCTGGCGGGTGGCCCATTTTCATGTATTCTTCGTCTGTTAAAGGTGCTTCCTTTGCCCCAGGGGGAAGGATACCGGCACCTCCTAAACGAGCAGCTAAGCCAAGGTCCCCGGCAGATGCACCTGGGTCTTTTGGGGCAAGTGGCCGATCAGGCGCGAACGGGATTTGAAGTGGATCAGGGATGCGGTCCCATGTAGGCGTAAGCCCCATCTTTTTCAATGCTTCTTCTTGCTGAGCAGGGTCTACGGAAAGCGCTTGATAAAATGATGACGGGAGGCGGTCTGGGGAAACGGGGTCGTAAGCAAAGTCTGACGGAATTAACAATGCTTTTACCGTAGGAACGATTGCGTCCGGTGTGGTTGCTTTAATTGAACCAACAGTAATGTATTCTCTATGGCCTTTTTTCCCCGCCTCAGAGCCCATAGACCATTCAAACAAATTATCAAACTGCGTTTTGCCTATAGTATAGGTAACAAGGGGAACCCTTTGGACAAACCTGCTGTCCATCGCAGACTTAAACGCTTTCTTGGTGAGGTATTCTATTGCGGCTTCTTCTTCTGTCATCCTTGCGGCAGGAACAGCAAAGCCAGTCGGTCCCTGAGCGTGAACAGCAGACGTACTCCTTCCTGTACCCAGCGGGTCTGCAAGCTGATTAAGAAGGGGTCTTTCTTTCGGCGGCGTAAACGCTTCATCCAGCGAGCGCATTGGAGGCGTTACATCCTCAGTGATACCAAGGCGGCGAAAGTAGTCCCCAACCATTCTTTCAGGAAGCCCGGTTTCTCTTGCAATTTGTTCAAACCGAGGAACAGAGTGGTCATCAAGACCTTCCCTGAATGGTTCTGGGATGACAGGAGGCTCCGGGTCGCGAGGTGGAAGTTGGCGGGGAGCACCCGGACTTGGAATGTCATCACCTATTCTAAGGGCAATCCCCGGATCATCGCCTATGGCGTCTGCTGCTGCGGCCCGGCTTCTGGCAAACACCGGCTCTCGCTGCCGCATAGCTTGCCTAACGCCAGGAATTTGAGCGTACTCAGAAGGAGATAGCCTACTTAGCCCGGCAAACTCATCAAAATCGTCGGCCCTTCGACCAAAAGAATAATAATCAAGACCGCCCTCTACTGCTTCTTGGAGGGGACGACCGTACTTTAATGCGTGACGACCAGCAAAGGCCATGCCTAGACCGGGAATAGCGGCCATACCAGCCAATCCCGCGCCAAGTAAATCGCCCCGATAAAGAGAAACACCGGCATCAGCTAAATCCGCAGCAATCCCCACCGGCCCAGGGATGAAACCCGCACCAGCAAGACTTAACTGCAGTTCATCTAGTTGCTGCTGGTTGTAGTATGCCATCACCCACTCACACTAGGCGTAACGATTGCCTGGATGCCACGGTTATACATAGCTGGTGGAACCCATGCCTGCTCAACTGTTGCTTCCGCTTCGCCCGCAATGCGTATCGCCTCCATATACCACTGATGTAGCTCTTGCGGTGGAGACTCCGCATTGCGGCGCGAAAGGGAAAGTTTCCATTCGCACCCGCGAAGGAAAGGCTCAATCATCGTAGGTCGAAGGTCTAAAGGATCAGATACAACGTACTTAGCGCCTGAGTGATTAACGGACGGAGCCGAATCAACAGTTACTTGAGTTGCACTGCTGTAAGCCGTAATAATTTTCTGGTCTTTCCACGGATTTAATCCACGTATTCCAGTTGGCTTTGTCGTACCGTCAGACCCAAACCTAATAACAGAACCAACCATGTCTGCGTTAAAGTAATTGCCAGACGCAGTAACAGTAGTGCCGCTACTGCCTACTGTGCCAGTAGAGCTGTCGCTGTACTTTAATCGTCGGGGGAATCGCCGGTAAAAGAATCGAAGCCCCTCTGCTTCGTTAGGTTCGTATTGAACGTACATCGCCATTTGCCCGTACCTATTAGGGTCAGGGCCAAGGGCATACCAGCGAGGTGGGTTAGACGATGCCCGAATGTGTCGCTCGAAAGCCATGATGCTATCAAGAGAGACAGGACGCTGGTTGAAGTAGCTGTTCTCCGTATGTGGCGGGTCCATGTCCTTGAAGTCGGCAGGCAAAGTATATCGTGATCGCAGCCATGCGTATGACGTAGAAGCTGCTATGTCTGCGCCGGGGTTAGCGCTTTCTGGCAAAGTCACAACAGTACCGCTTACCCTAGTGTCAACGGGATAGCGAACGTCGTTTATTTTAATTCGACCGTCTGTAACATTTGTCGGCCAAGTGCCACCACTCAGGGTTAGCTGCCTTTCGTTTGTTCCTCCGGTGTGGTCGTAAGCAATCGTTCCCGTTGAATACTGAGGTTCTAGCCGAATGTCATGCTCGGTGTGGAAATACAGCCAATCGTACCGGCTGGCTAAGTCTGAGTACGCCCCAAGAACTGCAGAACGAAAGTCGCGGCGTTCGGAGTCCATTGCGCCGCCAAGAGTATGAGCTTCTAAATGCTCAAGTGCGTCTTGATAAGTAAAGAGGTCGGGCGTAGCGGCTTGGTATAACCGTGTGTATTCGGCCACGGAGGCATCCCTTTATGTTAGGGCTGCTCACTCTGGCGAAGCCATTTTGTGCCGCAGCCATTTTACGTCATTGCGTATTTCAATTAGGATGTCCTCGTTGCTATCAACATCCTTTTTAATAGCTTTTATGTCTTCTTCGTGCTTGTCTAGTTGGTGCTGGCTTACTCCATAGCTAGCACTGATTGATGCCAGCACGAACAGGATAGTCACGATAAATCCCACGGCTTCACCGTTAATGTGCTGATACCATTTCATTGTTATTCTTCGTAGTATGTAATTGAACCGTCAATATAAACATTTGCCCCTGAAACGGAACCTGTTCTGGTGTCAGTTACAGTAAGGTTAAGTGCTTCACCGGCAGCGGTTTTGAAATGTCCTTCCGGGACAGGCATTAGAGTCAACGATGCAGAGGTATTGTCATTTGTCATTTCCCCGGTAATTGCAGTAGAACCTGATTTCCACTGCGTCCTAAAGGCAACGGTTCCAAACGCAAACATAATCCTGTAAGCAACAATAGACACCACCACAATCTTCTTGCCTGGAACTGCGGCAATAATTTCAGTAGTGGTGCTAGCTGGGTTTAAGTCCTCGTCTGCCTCGACCATTGTAGTTAAGTCAATAACTTTCGACTTAACTTCCTTGTCGGCAATGCTTGAAATGGTTTCCACTTTTACTCCAAGTAGTAATTGATCCATCCTCCAATGTTGGTGGAGGCACTGCCTGCTGGCACTATGTTCAAGTCCTCCCCTGCGGCAGTCTTGAAGTGACCGTCTGGATTATAGTTTCCCTTGATCCATGCGTTTGCCGTAGTCAGCATGTCACCCGTAACTTTTGTAGTGTTGCTCTTAAAAGACAAGCCAACGCTGCCGCTTTGGGTAAAGAAGAAAGCTACTACAACAATCCTCTTGCTGGATTCATTCGGATGCAAGGCCGAAATATCCAAGACCGTATAGGCATCAGATGCACTACTCCACGATTTACTAATAACCGCCGAGTAAACCTCCCTCGGTGCTATGTCACGCAATCCTGCGCCCATAATAAGTCTCCTTGATTATTAGGCGAAGAACGCTGCGCCGGTTCCATTCTCGGTCTTTGCAGCCATTACTCCCTGCACAGCCCACACTAACTTTGCACCACCGCTTGCTGCTACATTTCCGGTAAGAATTGCAGTTACAGTTACCCAAGAACCAAGCGAACCACCGGCGTTGTTTAGGTCGTCGTCAAACTTGATTGTGGTCGTAGTCCCACCTGGAACGGCCAGAGCTTTTCCTCCGGTAGACCCGTCTGTTTTTGCGCCATCAAAAAGGTTTGCAACAGCACCAACGTAGTAATCGTTGTCGTATGCAGTGACGATTGACCGCAAGTTGTTGCTTACTACAGTTTCAATAAATGTAAACGTAGTGCCAATGTCGCTAGCAGTGATTTCTGGGAGCGTAATTGTATAGGCTTCGTTTTCATCGAGAAGAACGTATGCTCCACTTTCCTCTACCGTTAAGGTTCGTGCAGTGTTGTCGTCGGACGACTGGCGAATAACCTTTTTTTCAAGGACGTTTTTGATTTCCGTGTAAGCACTAGGCTCGGTAAGGGCCGATTCCAATGCCAGCTTGGATACAGCAGATAACTCAGTCATGGGTTAAAACCCTCCTATTGTTTGTCGTATGGCTTAGCGCCATGCTTGTCTAAAATTTCGTTACGCAACTGTTCTTTTGGTTTTATTGCTTCTTCGGGGTTTTCTGCAATCCTCATTGCAGCTTCCTCTTGCACCAAATCCTCTCCAAGCCTTACTGTTTTTGCCGGTTCTTTTCTGCTTCTGCGAACTGTTACATCGCCTTCGCAGGCGCGGTCAGTGGACTCACAAACTTTTTTAATATGGCTTTTTGGGCTACCGGGCGGTACAAAGGCCAACGGATCGCCCGGAAATCTAGCCAAAGTGGGAATGTATGTATCATTTGGGCTCGGCTTGTACCCCAATTTCTTTGCCTTGTCTGTAACTGCTTTTAGCTGCCTATCGTCGCCCTCAAACTGTTTATCCAGTGTACCATGATTCGCTAAAAACTGTGCATCAGTCCTGATTGAAGGCATTTTCCGGTTATCTAGCACCTCCCGCATCCTAGATTCAGGCGGGGGGGAGTCGTCGCAGTTGATATACTTTCCGTCAACTATCCGTGCTATTGTCTTGCTTTTCATCGCTTAACTTCCTCTGTTGCTGCTGCTGTTGACGAGCCTTTTGGACTGCTTCAAACCTTTGAACTTTGGCCTTTTCTTCGGCCTCCCTAATTGATATTTTCGCCTGAGTATCAGCTTTTTGGATTTCTATTTCTTCTTGCCTACCAGCACTTAATGCTTCAAGAAGGGTTTCTCTCTCTGCCTTTTCAGCATCAATCTGCATACCAAGAGTGTGTTTTTCAGAATCCTGGAGCATATCCGCTTCATGTTTTTCTTGAGCAATAGCCAAATCGTGCGCAAGCTCTTGGTTGTCCCGTCGCTCTTTAGAATCGGCCTCAGAGTCGTTTTGCTCCTGCTGGCTTCTTCTGATTTCCATTTCAAGCTGATGGGCTTCGTACCTAGTCTTGGCCAACTGCTCCGCTTCCTGGCGACGAATTTCACCTTGAAGTTGCGTAAGCTGTATTTTGACAGCATCAAGCTCTGCTTTTGCCGCTGCCTGCTGCTGGGCGGTCTGGGCTTTTGCCATATCAGCCTGGGCTTTAATCTGCATATTTTGCAGGTTAGCCTGACTTGCGGCTTGCTGGGCCTGCGTTTTAAGCTGCTCTTGCTGGGCTTTGGCTTGAAGCAGTTGCATTTGAAGCTCGAACTGCTGCTTCTGCGCTTGCTGCTGTGCTTGGGCCGCAGCCTGTTGCTCTGGTCCTGGCTGCGGTGGTGTTCGAGGGCCAATTTGGAAATCGTCCATATCCTGGTCTATGGATTTACCCCACTTGGACAACAGCTTGTTAAGCGGCCCTGTGTCGGATGTAGTGTCTGCATGTTTACTAAATTCGGGCATCGCTACACTCATCACCTGAGCCATGTTGCTTGCTTCTCGCTCTTTGTTCGGCTTACGCACGCTATTTGCGGTAACGTGGCACTCAACCTCCCTTACGGTTTCTTCAACCGGAGCATTGACAATGAATTGGTCCCATAGCTGAGCTTCTTGCTGGCCCAAAATTGTAGATACGTCTTTAGACTCTATGGCCCACCGAGCAACCATCTTCTCCTGCCTAGCACACTGCTCCATCCAATGCTCAACCTGCTTGGCCATGTGGTCTGGCCGGATGTTCATTTGGGCGCGTTTTGTTTCTGCGTCAGCCGCGCTTCGGCTTTGATGAGCGGTCATGCCATATAAAAGCTCCGAGAGGCCAACCCGCTTCTCGAATAGCTCCGTAAGCATTGTTATGACCTGCCACATATCCGCTTTCATCTGGGGCTGCTGGACCCACTGGACGACTTTGTTTATGTCTCCATATATTTCCTTGACCGGGAAAACGGTCATGTCTTGACCCTTTTTCAGCCATTTTTCTACATCCTTTTGTGCGCTTTGAAGCACCGCAATAAAATCACGGCTAGAAGACCACGTTCTGTTTACGATGTGGGAAACCAATACGTTCAAGGTAATCAGCTCTCCGAGCCCAGGCTCCAAAGGAGCGATGGGCCAAGCGGAGGTCTGAGGGTCCTTGTCGGGAACTCTGTGCCAATAATCAAGACAAACAACCGGCCATCTGTCGTCTTTCCAGAACGGGTACTCCCATTCAAGCATTTTGTTGATTTCTTCCGACGAAGCAGAGGAAACTTTTTCTGGCGGTGCGTTTAATGGATAATGCACGTTCGGCGCAACGACAATCCGAGCATAATCACCAACCTTTTCAAACGCATCGTGATATTCGCTTTTTAGACCCGCCAGCCTGTGCCCAGCACCGGCTTTTGACCAAATCTCGTAATAGGTGATTGTGTCGTGGGTTTTCCCCATAGCACGGTCATTGTTCCCAAGGTCTTGGGTAAATCGTTCGCCAAAGCTGCTTCGCCTTTCATAAGTAGCCGCAGAGTGAAGCCTTCCTTCAAGGCCAAACTTCCTTTCTACATACCACACTGGCTGGGTTCTTTTTACCGCCATCCACCAGCACTCATTCGGCCCCAGCCCGGTTGCGTCGGGATCAAGAAATAAATCGTCAACCGATATGTAGCTGCATCCAGTAAGCATCGTTTTGCTTCCTGGCATCTTGTACGCCTCCGGCATAAGGCAACCGCGACCTTTAACAAGAGACTCCGTAATGGCCTTCATGGCCGCAGTCTCTAAGCCGCCGCCCGGCTGTTCGCTGGGGGTGTAATTTAGCCAATGCTCCATAAGAGAGGCCCGAATAGACCTTTGCTGCTCTTGGGTTTTTTGCGCCTGGACAGCAGACTCAAAAGCCTGCTGGGCTTGCTGCTGTTGCTGCTGTTGCTGCTGCAACTGTTGCATTTGCTGCTGCAACTGCTGGAGCTGCTGCTGAGCCTGCATTGCTTGCGGGTTTTGCTGCATCAGCATTTGCTGGGCTTGCTCAGGCGGTATTCCCTGTTGCTGTGCTTGTTGCAACTGCTGCTGCATAGGGGCCATTGCCTGTTGCGCAGCTTGCTGTGCTTGCTGCAACTGCTGTTGCAACTGCTGCAACTGCTCACCTACCTGTTTTTGCAAAACGGGATTTACGCCAAAAAGCTCAGGGACTAAATCCATGTGCTTTCTTGCAGTAAGCATTCTCTGCGGGTTCTGCCAATAAAGCGTTGGACCGTAAATAGAAACAAGTTCAAACGCTTTATTGAGAGTCACATGAAAGTTGGGTGAAACATCAGTGCCAAGAAACTTTCTGCGGAAATCAGGCTCCCACATAAAAGAAACCGAAGCCTGAAAAAACGCGGTGCATTGCTCAGATACTTCGTCAAAATGGCTCTTGGCCTGCTTGGCCAACTCAATCTTAGAAAGCCACCCGGTTGTTATCTGGCGAAGCGCATCCTCTAGCTTAGACTTTGGCTTGCCGGTCCCTGGCTCTGTGCTCGTAATCATGCGTTAGCCTCAAACAGTTCTTCCGGCAGTTCGCCTTTTAGAAGGTGCTGGAATTTCCGTAAAACGGAATTAACTCGCTGGTGAGTCATTCCGGCACCAATTTTATCGGCAACCTGCTGGGCCCTTCCCGGTGTGTCACCAAGCTCCCGACTTATCCGTATAATCACCATTTCTTGTTCGTCGGGGTTTTCGTATTGTTCGGTTTCAACCCGAAGATGATTTTCGGCTTCTTTTAGCGCCATTGCCTTTTTTGCAAGACTTTGTTCCTCGTTTTTTTGTTTGCGTTTTTCATGCTCTCCAACCAAGTCCCAGGCACCCCACCTCTTTAGACCCTGGGGGGAATGGTCATGGTCCGGGTGGCTTACATGCTTCACGTTGAGCATTGGCTCACGGCGACCAGTAGGACTAAGTGTGTAAAGAGTAATGCAATCGTCGTTTATTCTGCTTGTAACCGTTGCGGCAAACGGCTCTTGGTTTATGTCTCCATGAGGAAACCAAACTACATTTTCTCCAACACATGGGGCTTTGGGTAAAAAATCTGGCATGACAACTCCTTGGGGTTAGCTGGCGGTCCCTGGACCAATTTTCATAAAAGGATCATCTTCATTGAAATCACCTCTTTTTTTCCTCCAATCCTGAAATTCCTTCCAGGCTGGGGACGGATCAGAAATTTCTTTGTCAGGTACAATATACTCCGGTTCTGTACTCAAGTAGTAGCGCAAACAGTCCATTAAGTGGTCTTTTTGCCGTGGGGCAGGCTTTTCCGCTACTTCCTGGCGTTTAATTCCACCGCTTTTTTTGTAGTCGCTTATTTCCATCTGGAAGTTTGGAGTGGTTTCCAAAACCACCAAGAGTTCTGTTGTTCCATCTCCCCTCACATTCATGGACTCTCGAACCCTGGCACACCCAGCTTCCACGTTGTCTGCGCCAAAAGAAAATGCACTTCCGGTTTCCATTGACCTTAATCCGCGCCTTGCAAACGCCTCGCTGTAAATGTGGTGCGTAGTTTCACCGGCACCCCGGCCCCACCCGGTTTGCCTAGCAGCCCTTTGGTCAATAACAAAAGAATTAAAAACCTTGTTCCTAGTTTTCTGAGCTATTGCCTTTGCTGCTTCGTCTGCACTGTGCCTGTGAAGGTATAGTTCATCATAAACTATGTGAAATCTGCCTCCAAACTCTACATCCGGTGGTGTTGCACCAAATAAAACAGCGGTAGTTGCATGACCTGGATCAAGAACCAAATCTCGCCGCCAGCTAGACGGGGGCTGTCCACCATTAGACTTTATCGCCCTCGCTATCTTTCTTATTTTTTCATTGGATTCGCTTTCCGTATTTTCACAGATGCTTATACCGTGCAGGTTTTTTGAAAAAGACGGGTACATTAAAATGTGACCAATTACATAATCGCCACGGTCTCTAGCGGCTAAAACGTCTTCTCCGTGAGAAGACCACCGCTTGAGCATCTTTTCTTTTTCCCTTTTTTCAATAAATTGATTTTCACTAAACCTTATTTGAAATTCTTCTATATCTGGCTTTTCTAGCTCTCGCTCCTGTTCAGCTCGCTTAGAAAGCATCATCAAGGCGTGATTATGGCTATAAGGCTGGGCAAGCCAAAGAAGAATGCCGCCTTTACGAAGACGAGACTGCCATTCTTCAACGTGGTCTGGGTTTTCAATGTCTTCGTCAATGCAAATGATGTTAGGTTCATCACCACGCTTGGCGGCGACGGAAGTGCTTGAAAACGCACGTATAACAGTTCCGTTCTTTAATACGCATCTCTTGAATTGCTTTGCCCCTTTGTTTTCCCAGGACCACTGAGAAGAATCTATTAACCTGGGGGGAACTAGCTGTGGAACTGCCTCTACTTCATCTTTTCTTTCTATGTCAGACTCGTTCCACGGCTGAAATATCCGATATTCGCCGCTTTCTTTATCCTTTATCATTTTCATCCCAGACATTTCAGTAAACAAATATCTGTGGATTGTTTCCCCGACATGATCCCAACCAAAGCCAATCACCCATATTAAAAGAGGGGCCTTTGGGTACTTGTAGGGCATCTCTTTTCCGTCTGCACCAATTAGCGGAATGCCCGTTGCGGCAGATGCGAGTTCGGCAAAACCTGCACACGATTTACCAGAACCCGCACCGCCGCGAAGTATTTTTTCGCTGGCCTCTGATCGGTGAAACTTTTCAATCCTTGGACTTCTTGGACGATAGATTCGCAATGCGTCCCGCTTCCGCTGGGCTCGCTCCAAGGAAAGGGCCTTGATTCTTTCGTCTATGTCACCTATCTGTGCCATCGCTTATTTCCTTAAACTCGGCTGACGGTTCCCCTGAATCCACAACCCTTAGCCCAGAAGCGTCTACAAGTTGAGTCAATAATTCCGGCTCCCCGGCAAGACGGGCAAGCATCAGTTTTGAAAGTTCTTCTTCAATTTCATTGTCATCAAGGTCTTCGATGTCTGGCGCGCTGTCCCGGTATTTTGTTGACAGCTCCATCAACCTTACCAGTCCGTTCATCGCGTCTATCGCTGTTTTACTTCCAGGGTTGTTTCTAACCAAGGCAGTAATAACGTCATGGTGCATGTTGACAACATTCTCAACGCTTCCAAACTTTTCTATAAGTTTAGAGCAATACTCGGCAACATGAGGCGCGTCAACCTGCGTTCCGCGAAGCATTGCTGTAAACTCAGACAATGCTGATTTAAGACGCTTTTTCTTAGCGTCCGACCGGCGAATCTTCGCTATTTCCTTGTTGCAGCGATTGCACCAAGTTTTATTTGGGCCCTTACCAAAGCTATTGCGGGACTTTTCTTGCCCACACTTGGCGCATACCTTGTGACTGCGTGTAGCTAAAGAATTACTCAATTATTTCTCCAGTTTTACGGCATCAATCTGAACACTCCAGAAGCTATTTTTCTCCGGGGAATCAACTCTCTTTTCCCCAAAAACCTCGGTTATTGCCTCAACGCTTGCTGCGTATTGCTCGGAGTCATATTGGGTCCCACAAACAATCCCTCCTGGCTTAATGAGACCCGCCCATTTATTTATCAAAGAAGCCATTTCGGTGTAAATGCCGCAAGTGCTAAAGACAACCAAATCCAGTGGGCGGTCCATTCCTTGAAAACTCTGAGTTATATCACCCTTTACAGGCCAGATAGTTTTCTGAAACCGTTCTCCAACACATTCAACCCACTCTTTAAGAGGATGACCTTCTGAGTCAACGCAATCCCCAAGGCAAAGAACCCGACCTCCCGGCCCGCCAAAACTATCAGACACTACTGCAGAAAGCATTCCTGTGTATTCGCCTATAACCATGCAGTTTAATGAATCCCCCCGGCGAAGTTTTGCCAATAAAGAAACACAGCCCGAAAGGCTTGACATAAGCGAGTCGCTAATAGGAGGCGACTCCATTTCGTCGGCCTCAATTCTTCTTTCTTTTCGCTTTGCGTTCCCGGTTTCTGAGATTTTCGGGAGACTTTCTGGATCAAAGTCGTCATCTTCGTCCATTTCCTCAAAGATTTCGACAATAGATTCTCCGTCGTCCTGAATAAGACCTAAGAGTATTACTATAATTTCCTGTATGGCTTCCCTTATTTTTTCTTCATCCATAATGCACCATTGGGGTTAGTGGTTAGCTCTATTTCCAATGTATACCTCAAGTGGGGATAAAAAAAGGGCGTGACCCCCGAAAGAGCCACGCCCGAGCTTTAGTGCTAGCACCAAGCCAACCCCAATATCAAAGTTACGCTGGGTAACTGTTGACGATAACCTTTACTTTTCCTGGGTTAGAAGAAACGTCAACGGAAAGGCTAGCAAGTGCCGTACCCGCGCTTCCTCCTTCTCCAGCGAAAATCTTGCTGTGAGCAAGCTGCACAAGCTCAGTAGAGCCAGTTGCAGTTTCGTCAGCAGCTTCAACGTGACCAGCCGTTGCGGAAACACGCAAAGGATACCCGTCATAAATTTTCGAGGATGCGTGGGTTGCACCACCACCCTTGAATGTTGCAGTGACAGGGCCTTTGATAATCAAGTAAAACAAGTCGTTTACTTGAACGCCCCCTGACGGAAGGTGGTCGTCAACAATTCCAGCAGGAATCTGGGCTGCGCCAGAGGTCACATCGACCTGGGTTCCTACTTTTCCTGTTTTCCACACAACCACATTACCGGCATAAAGCACTCCGCTGCTGCTGTTGCGAACAACAATGGCTACAACATCGGCATTGCTTACTCGGACTTTCTGATCGCTAGGCGAAGTGTGCGAAAGATACACTACTTGGCCCTCAAGGTGAGCTAAGTCCGTTGACGTAACAGAGCTGTTGTTCTGATACGCCGACTTCCCTCGCTCGAACGGAAGTTTATTTCCTCGACTCATAACTAAATTTCCTCATCGAAAAGGGTTAAAACGGACTAAACAAAATTAGCGAGCTTGCTGAAATGCTTGACGTTGTAGCGAGCGTTTCCGAAGAAACCGATCAGCCACAAGTAACCATCAGTGTTGATGTCGTACTCAGGGCCACGGCTGCTAAACAGCACGTTGTCCAAAGACTCCAAGCACATTTGGTTAATGTTCAGGCCATAACCAGTTCCAGCAGGAACGTCAAAATCAGCCTGAATCATTACACCGTCTTGGTTTAGCGTGTCAGTAAAACCAAGGTCATTGGCTTCGCTGTGCGGAACAGAAATGCGATACTTGGCCCGCATTTTGTTCTGGTAGTCGTAGAACAGGTCGCCAGCAAGCAAGTAAATAGTCGGACGACCTTTCTTGCCACCAGTGAGCGTTGTCCAAATAGTTGTTTGACCAAGAACACGCTCGCAGTTATCAGCCCACGTAGTCGATCCAGTTCCCCAATTCGAGCTGGCGTAGTTGATAAGTTTGGGAGTATTCCAGTCGTAGTCGGCTGTTCCGTTTCCGTCCGGCCAATCTGTTGCAACATCCCCATTAGGAGAAGTCGATAGGTTGCTCGACCAAGTTCCTCCGCGAGTCCCCAGGTTGGTGTTGTGACCACCATAGCTGTCGGTCGGAAATGCAACTCGATCCAAAGCGTCTGATTTGGCAGCGTCAAATCCGAAAAACGACTCAAGGCCATGAAGACGGTTGGTGTTGCTGGCGTCATATCCGTCAATAAACAACTCCCCGCAGAATCCGTCTTGCAGGTCATCCATCATATCTTCTGCGACACCAGAGTAACGATCAATGATCGAGGTCAGGTCGCCCAACATGAGGCGTTGTTTTTCGGTCATGCGGTCAGACATTTTGTAACCACGCCAGTCAATATTCAACTGTTCGTGGAGGTCCGAACGCTGGAAGTTGATAACGCCATCGTCGCCGTAGGCTTCGATAACACGTTGTCCAGCTTTGACATCCCAATACAACTTATGCGATGAAGCGTTGTATTTGATGCGTCCATTCTTCGCCAAGAGCGTAAGCAAAAGGCGGTTACGAATGGTGTTATCTGCGCGCCCTTTCAGGTATGCTGGCGCTGCTTCTTTTAATACTGCTGCAAATTCAGCCATATCAAATCACCTCTCTAACCCTTTGGTTGTAAAAATCCCTTGTGAACTGCAAGTGCTGTAGCCAAAGAGCCAAGGGAATTATGCTCCGGCAAACCATTTGCTCCTAGCGCGTTCGCGGTTGGTTGGACGGGGGTGTTGGGCATGTACCCAGGGGGAAGGGGGTTGGTCGGCTGCGCAAAAGGCTGATCCGTGTACTGCTGCTTGTAATAATCTGCAGCAGTCTGTTGCGGCTGTTGCGGCTGTTGCGGCTGTTGCTGCATTATCTGCGATAGCTGCCTTTGAGTGAAATGGTTTTGGACCATTTGCATTGCGACTTGATGCCTAGCCTGCGGTTCATACATGCCCTGATTTCTGAGCATCACATGGGCGTCATTCAAAGCCTTCCCTACAGGAGAAAGAATGGGCTGTCCATTGCCATCCCTTTCAAATTCGCCCTGTGCGTTTTGCACATAAAGGTCTTTTGCGTGTTGCTGGATAAATTGGGACGCTTGATCCCTTTGGCTGGTTTGGTGAAGCGCTTGACTTACAGCGTTGTTTACCGCTGCGTTAATCTGATCCCCAAGCCCGGCTTCCAAAATAGTGTTTACCGGGTCTTCAATGATTGCATTGCTTCGGTCTTGCCGCCACGCAACATACTCATTTACCTTGTCTGCAATGCTGGGGTCAACGCTTCCTGCGTATTCTTCCCGGATTACGTATCTTCCGTATTCATCCGGCTCTACCAAGTTTGTCCAGTTTTGGTCAAACTCAGGCTTGCTTTCTGTTGCTTCTTCTTCCGGTGGTTGTTCTGGTGGCTGCTGGTAGGGGTGCTGCGAAGCCTGCATTTGCTGGGCGTACTGCGCCTGCGCCCTGGCTTCTGCCTCTGCTTGCTGCGCTGCAGCAAACCTTGCCTCTGTTTCAGCAATAAATTCTTCGTCATTATTGTAGTCAGAAACGTCATACCCTCGCTGCTCCAGATTTTGCAAAACCTCGCGGGGAGGCTCTTGCGCAGGCTGACTCTCCTGGGCAGGGGCTTCGCCACGATACTCTGGAGTTTCAGTAAACTGGCTCGGGTCAAACGCAGACGGATTTTCTTCTGACAAATACTGACCGTTGGTGTTTTCTTGCATTTAATTGCCTTTGACTTAATTGGGGTTAGCTAAAAGACTTCAATCCTTAATAACACGCATTTGACAAGTCTGGAATAGCTTTAGACAATAGTGACTGTGATTGACCGGCTTTGCCAAAACTTGGCCTTGCGTTACAATAAACATGGAGAAATAAATGTCTTTGCTAAAGGAAAACATTGTTGCGGTATCGCAGTCAAAGACAAAGCTCCCAGGAAACCCTTCGGAAAGCTCCGTGCGTAGATGGGCAAAGCGAGGGGTCAAGGGGAAGAAAAGCGGAGAGGTTCACAAGCTAGAGATTTGCTATATCGGGTCAACTATGTATACGAGCCAAGAAGCATACGAAAGATTTTCGGAAAGACTTACTGAGGAATTTCTTTAATGTGCTGGATATGGTGGGAAGACGAATGTTTCGAGGAACCCCCTAAAACGGAGTTCGGAGATGAAACTTTATGACTGGCGAGAAGAAATAGACCTATCTCCGTACAAAAAGGAAATAGCGTCTGCTGCTAAGAAGCGTGAGTCACAGAAAAAGGGATACAAAACTAGCCGCCAGTGGTCAAAGCAGGCAACAAACCTTACTGGTCTCAAGGGGGAGTATGCCTTTCACCTTTGCACCGGGCTTCCTGTGGACTTGTCTCTAAACGCACACGGAGACCGTGGTGCCGATTTTTCATACGAGGGAATCCTTTACGACGTAAAGACAACCCTTTTCAAAGGCGGCGACCCCGCCCTCCTGGAAATGACCGACAAAAAGCTAGTTTCCCATGTGTATGTTCTTGTCAAAATAGACGGATGGACCGCGAGGATAATTGGCTATGCGTCAAGAAAGCAGATGCGGCATTCTCAAAAGAGAGATTTTAGCAACGGCGAGCGGCTTAGCATACTTGAAAGCGAAATGAAAGAACTTGGGCAAGACACCATTCCTCCCCTTGTCCCCTCTATTTCAACTGATCCAAGAATAGCTGAACAGCGAAGCGCTGCTCAGAAAATACACACAGACACGGTAATCACCCTTCCGAAGTGCGACAGAAAGAAGCCGATGGAAAAGAGATACTGTTTTCCGCACGGCCCGTTTGAGAGGCGAAGGTCAAGCACAAGCCAATGGGATGCGATTTACTGCAAAGAGTGCGGAAGGTTTTATGGATACAGCCGCGAACCCCAGCTAATTGAGGACGATTAGTGTTTTGATTATTTAATTCCCTATGATAGACTGAATACGCTCAAGCTCGTTCTCGGGCGGCGTGGTTCGCTCTGAGCCGCGCCGCCCTTTTTTTTTAGGTAAACCATGTGGCAATCAGCCTACGATTTTGTTTTTAACGAACAAAACGAAAACGAGCCGGTAGATTACGGCCCAGGTAAAGGTCCTTGGCAGGATAACACTCCTGGCCAGTCGTGGCTTCCTTCTCAATATTCTTTTAGAGAGACCGAATGGAGCAATCCCGGAAACTCTAGCTTGATGTACGACAGCGACCACTATAACCCCATAGTGGCACCTACAGGATGGGACCCATACGACATTGAAGGGTTTGATTACTCTACTGACGAGCTTGGGTATGGATGGTACACCAACGCAGAACTCGGTTCTTTCTCTGCCCTTGTTCAGCACGGCGATCACGACCCAAATAAAGATGCCGGTACTTTTGGGCTAGGGTTTCAGGGATTCCAAACGGATTTCAATGACCCCAGCAAAGCAGCGCCCTCTTACAGCACACAGAAATGGGACCCCGTAACACGAACCAGAACTGGAAGAACAAAGGCTATCAGGCCCCACGACGTAAGCGACATTTTTGTTGGCGAGGGATTTGACCCGACATCATTTACCGGGTACGACGCTGACCTTGCAAACAATCTTATGGCAAACGTCACAGATAAAAGCTCGCTTCCCCATAGCTACGCGATTGCACCAACTCCAGGGACTTCACCGGCTGTTCCAATGGGTGCGGGAGGGTTTCAGTGGAGAGACTTTTGGCATCCTAGCCAACGCGGTGGCGGATATGATTTTGTAAGCTACATAGCCGGTGAAGATGGCAAGCCGATGGACCCAAACAATAAGTCCGAAGAAGGTGGATGGACTATGGGGATGCGGGATTCCGGTGGATACCCGAGAAACAACTGGCACGGCGTAGTCCGAACTCCCAGCAGTCAAAGTCATTGGCAACCCACCGACTGGCGGGGAAGTGACGTATTTGGAGAACTGTCAGGAACGGACAAATGGCACTTTGATTGGGCGATGGGCAAACAGTACGGAGAGAAGGGCCCTGGAGTCTATCACGGATACGGCAACCCTCAGGAAAGCTGGGATTACGCAAGCCAATACGGAAGCCTTACTTCTCCGATGCAAGCGTTTGAGCACAATGTAGGAAAAGACGCTTTTTCTCTATGGAGAAATGCGAATTACGGAGGAAACACCTGGGCAAAAGAAATACAAAGCGAATTTAAGGCCCCGGACGCTTGGCAGGAAGTTCCAGAAGAAATGTGGGGTGACGAGGGCTATATGGGATGGATGGCCCCAGATGATCCAAGAAACACAACAGACGATTGGGAGTACCAGCACCCAGACAACCCACGGATAGATTGGAGCCAGCCGCCTCCACCTCCCCCCGGTGATCCGACGGGTTTTTCTCCAATCTGGCAGCAGCGATCAAACCCAATTTCTCAAAACGTGTTTAGCTATGACCCGGAAACAGCAGGGTACGAGCTGAGCCTAGATAGTGGGTCCTACGCATACACAAATCCATCATCGACATTAAACCGATACAGAAACTATAGTCCCTACAGGCATGGGACTACATCCAAACTGGCCGGAAGGTCTGGCCCCAAGAAACCATACGAATCCCAAAGGATTACGTCTGAAATGGTTCCTTGGCTACCAACGCCACACCACGATGACCCGGGCTGGTTTTACGGAGAATAAAAATGATTACACCTGCAGAGACAACCCCTAGAGCTACCGAAGGTAAGGGCGGGACTGATGTTTTTGACACAATCTGGCCTGGCGGCGGTGCGGAAAAAAACACCCTTGAGTGGCAGCAAGGTCTTCGGCGGGCGTTTTTAAGGGGAAAGAGTTATTTTCAGCATTACATGAATCGCGGCGGTGTCCCCAAGGACCAGCAGGACTGGTTAGTGAATCAGCTATACACCGGAAAGCCTGTAGACCGCAGGTTTTACAGCGCCAGGGCCAAATACGGTGGTTATTACGGCCATAAAGCGAGATGGGATTATGCCCAGCGGCAGAAGAATGCTCAAAAGCCGCAACAAACAAGGGCACAACAGCCAAGGGCGCAACGGCCAAGGCCAGGCTCCGGGCAAGGATTTGGTGGAAGCCCCCAGACCCAAATGCCTATGGGGCGAGTTGAGCCATTTATTCCCGCTTGGTCGAGACACGTTACTCCAAACCTACAAGCACAAGCTCGCGGCCCAGGTTTTGGCCCCCGACCAAGCGAGGCTTACCAGACCGGAAACAATTTCTTCCCATTAGGAGGAACATCTTACGGCCCCAATGTTGGGCCAGGAGGAAGGGTCGATCCAAATACCGGAATAAGATACGGGGCACAACACCACAACCGATTCGGGATTGGCGGCTATGGCCCTGGTGGAAGAAAGAACCCCAACGCAATGCCGGGATTTAGGCGTAAAGGTGGAAGTAAGTGGAGGGGGTATTACTAATGGCCTATCCAATGGGGTATGAGCCGGAAACTCCGCTAGACAGAATGCTTGCGGAGCAGCAAGCCAGGGAGGACGCAGAAACTCTCAGGCCACCAATGGGCTATTCCGGCTTGACGGATATTGAGCGAGCAAGAATGGGGTTTGACTCAGAATGGCAAGCAGAAAACCAAGCCTGGGCTGATAGGACTTTTGAAGACCCGTCGCTTATACCAACCGATCCAGTTGGTGATGTTTTGAGTTACGCAACAGGCGGCATACCCAAGGCGGTGGCCGGGCTAGGCATGGGGATGTTCAGGAAGCCCCTGCTAAAAAAAGCGATTACAAAAACAGCCTCGAACACTCCTATTGCAGACGCAAGAAGAAAAATAATGGAAGATGCGGCACGGAGAAGAAACAAAAAAAGCCTAGCTGACCATGCAATGGATATAGTAAATAAAGCTAAAAGCAAGGTCGGTAAAATATTTGAGTCTCCTGGAAGCGTAGCTAAGCCACCCAGACCGCCAGCACCGACAAAGCCCCCGGTCCCTAAAAGTCAAATTCAAAAAACAACTAAAAACTTTGAAAACCTTGACGTTGATGAAATATTGCGGCAAGAGCGTATAAAGAAAATGGAACTCGATATGTTCGGGCCAGAATAAACCGAAGATCAGGTATAGGAGCCTACAATGCCAGGAAGAATCCCACCCCCACCGTCCGGCCTTAGTGCGGGACAGCTACAAGGCGCTATGACCGGCGTTCTTCCAGACGGACCACCCCCTCCCCAGGGCCCACCCCGAGTTGGTGGCCCCATGATTGCTAGAGCAGTTCCGTATGCGGAGTTTTCCGAATTAACGGGAAAGCGTCCTCCGATTCCTTTTGGCGGCACCGTTGGCGACTTTCATTATCAGCAGATGCAGTGGGCCGCAAAGAACGGCCTTCTTGGCCCAGGAGCCAGGGGCATTGCACCGCTTCAAAATCCGGTTTCCAGAAACCCCGCATTTTTCTTTGACCGAGAATCTTGGTCATGGAAACCGCATCCGTATGTCCAGCAGATGATGGGTCGCTTTAAGCCAAAGCCGCCGCCAAAGAATCACGCAGTAGGTGGTGGCGGGTAACAAAATGCACAATCGCAAATTCAAAAACCTTGGCGAGATGCGTCGTTTTATGGGTGGAAGCCAGAACGACGTATTCACAAAGAGCAGTGACCGTATTGGCCACCGCGAACTAAAGCGTGGTTCGGGCAATCACTCTGGGATTGACGGTATGCTTTTAGACCCTAATATTGGCGAGCTTTTGGAGTCAATGCTCGAAGGAATGCCCGACGATGCCGAAGTTGAAATAATCAGCAAGGAGATGAAGTAATGGCCTATCCGATGTGGCATGACCCCAACCCCCAGGGTGGTCAGGGTCTTAACGAAAACATGACGGCAGGCGAACCAACATACGGCGGGCTTGGTCCTCACGGCGCAATGGCCTCGGTCGGCGGTTATAGCCCTGCGCAGTTAGCGATAATGGGAGTCTCGTTTCTCACCCCGCCTGCACTCGCCGCATACAAGTGGTGGAATAGAGGGAGCGAACCTGACCAACCTTACCAGCCCCCCCCTGCGGAGCCTGAGTACGATTGGAAAAACGACCCCGAGGGTCTTTTTCAATTAAATCCCTTTATTCCCGATAAATATAAGGGGCAGCAATAATGTCGGAAAACCAATTCGATGTTCCTACATGGATGGATAGCATCCCTGAGTACGAACAAAATGTAGCAGACCACGACGCATATCGTTTTGCCCGTCCCCAACCCTGGGAAATGGATTACGACATTCCCGGCGCAATGCGTCGTGCAGGGCCCTGGGAAACCCCGCACCAACCCAGGACTATCAAGCAAATAACAGAAGACCAAGCGGCTTATGTCGCGGAGCTAAGAAGGCTAAACGAGGAAATATTAAAGGTTCGGCGTGGAGAACAATCGGACTTAATCACAAGAACGCAGGTAAGACCGAACGAGGAACGGCTTGTTTTTAATGACGAGTTTATGGAGAACCTAATCAAATCTAGGAGAAAGTTTAACCCGGTCTCCCATAATCGTTTTATTCAAAAGCAGTTACCGGCGCTGGGCATGGACGGACTACTTGACAGGCCATTAGGATGGGGCCCTGGCGCTCCGTGGGTTGCAAGACAACGGGGGTTCGGTCCTAATACAACGCTCTTAGAGTCAATAACAGAAGGAAAACACTGGTGGAAAAAGCCAGGGGAAGACCCGAATTTCCCCGAGGGTCGATTTTACCCAGAAATTACCGATCCAATAGACCCAAGCCACCCGAACTTTTCTCAGCTTGAAGAAACCCGAGAGTGGCAATCCCCTGACCCCCCGGATTGGCACATAAACCAAGTTGATAGATACGGGAATCATCCAACTATCTGGGGAGTAAGCCAGGCAACTGCCCTTGAGGCTATGAACAACTCAGACGCTACTGCAGAGCAGTTGCAAAAAATAAACGAACAACGCATTGCGGATGGAGAGCAGCCAATCTTCCCGCCCGGCATGAATGCACAGCAGTCGGCAGAGTTTATTGAATGGGCCGGACAGAATTGGTTTGGTCCAACATGGGGACCGGAAGGCAGCGGAAACATTTGGCTTGAAGCAGCGGGCGGCGGTGGTGCCGGTGCTGGATAACTATAACAAACAGCCGTAAGCGACCTATTCGCGGCTAATAGCCCAAATTTGGCAAGAAGTAGGTCTAGGTGTAACTCCAGTGGTTGGAACGGTGCGATAAAGAGCCATTCGACTACACCGAAAGATAACCAGTTCCTAGTAGTATTTGTACAAAACACTGCAAATGCTCTTTAGGACGCTCTCTATACTGACCAAGCGCTCTATCACTGGTCACAAGCACAAACAAGCTCTGACAGGGACACGGTAGGTCCAACCCACACAAAACCCCTATATTAACAGCAAGTTTGAAAGTCAAAAAAAATGTCGAGCTGTAGATAAT